TCCAACACATATCAAGTTGATAAAATATTGGAGTTGTATCAACTTGATAAATATCCAACACATATCAATGTTGATAAATATCCAACACATATCAAGTTGATAGATTTTGGAGACATATCAACTTGATTACAGCTCTCTTATAATATCTCCTTGTTAAAACTGAGAAAGAAATTCTTCTGTCAGAGTTATTATCTCAGAAAATGAAAATTGGAATTATGCAAGTGTCTCGTCTACTCTTTCGTTGATCAAGAACGAAGAAAACTTGATATCCCGACAGTTATATGTTCTTTTGGAGGAAGAACATATAACTATTTTCAACGTAGACAGTAGACAAAGCTAAATCTTGATGCGGGATCTCCGAGAGGGTCGATTATCTGGAAGGTTCCAGACAATCAGGGCCTTATGAAGATTATATCGAGGAATGGAAACGTTTTCTCCATTCCAGTAACGAAGAAGAAGCTCTCCAGCTTCAAGTTGTCGGTTAATACTGCGCATGTTCTCCTGATAGAGCCACTTGAGAAAGTCCTCGGGAAGAGGTGTATCAAAGAGAGAGACGACATTATGTGTCGCGGTGTACGCACTATTAGCCTCCGCCAGAAGATCAGCATAAGGTTCAATGTTTTCCCGGAGACCTTGACAAATGAGATAGCGCTCGGAATTGGCCGGCCGACTACTCACCGGTTTAAAGATAGAGAGAGAGTCAAAACTACAGGCGAGAAGAAAGAGAAGCTGAGCCGAGATCGGAGTCACCGTGTCAAAGACTTTACAGACGAACGTACACCCCGTCCGAAGAACTTTCAACGCAACCAGAATCTGACACAAGATGAGACGACTTGACAAAAACTCCTGACACTGATACCGAAAGGAACGTGTCGTCGGAGTTAGAGGACGCTCGGCTTCCTCGAATTTGGATGCCTCCCTCTCAATGTCAAATCCTCCATCACCAAGAATGAGATCAACACCATCTGGCTCATTCGTTCGAACGTGAGTGACAAATCCCTGCCAATTGGTGTAGAGGTCACCCGTCCCATCATCACCATAGAAAATACTAAATCGACTCAAGTCAAGTTTGGAACGGTTCCAATCATTTTCATCTTTCAAGGTAATACCATATCCCATCGAGTTGGGCCAGCGAAACTGTAAGTACTGTGTAAAACCTCCCGGTCCGGCAGCAATGTCACAGAAGGTGAAAATTTCATCAACATGTTTCTTCATCAGACCTCCAAAATGTTGTGTCAGATTGTACACTGCATCAATGTTAGCAAGTTTAATCGCCGCCCGATTCATAAAAATCGAGCGCCCAATCTCCTCAAACGGATTGGTCCGAGCCCGAGCCTTCAGATACTCCTTATCCTGATCATTATATTTCGACTTCATCTGAAAAAGTTCATGATATTTCTCAATATCACAGATACGCTCATCGGGCCGATCACACATCGTTGGAGCTATAACAATATTCTTCTCGAGAACCGGACGTCGATTTAAAGGAAGAGAATATGGAGGCGGAAGAAGATCTGAAGTTATCTCCGGAGGAGACCGAGAAAAACTGTTACGTATCTCACAAAGAAGTTCCGTCGGATCCATTTTAACTGAACAATCTTTCTTATCTCCATTTTAACTTTGAGAATCTCTCTTCTTTCATTTTTTTCTCCTTTTCGAAAAAAAAAGGAAGAATTAAACTGTCGAAGTTCCTCTCGTTTCATGTTTTCCCGAATTTCTTCAAAGACATCGATGTTCTGAAAGTCGGAAAAAAGACCTGTCAAAGCCATATCTGATAATCTGTTATCAGATATGGTTTTAAAACAATCAGCATAGTTTCCGGAGAGGAGAGTCACTTTTAATCTGAAGAGAATCCTGATTAGCTTCTTTCCAGGCTTGAGTCAGCAATTTCTCAAACGTCTGATAGACGATTTCATAGACTTCCTTTTCCGACTCTTCCCGGGGAGGAGGAAGACGCTTTCGAAGAAGCGCGGGTAACTCTGAAATTATGGCTTCTGTCTCCAAATCTGAAAGTTGCTTTGACATCCGGCGAGACCGACAGAAACATAAAATCGTCGTCAACACAAGATTCAACAACACTCCAAGAAGGAGATAAAAACTCGGAGGAAAAGAAGAAAGTGTCGAACGAGATAAAAATGGATCAGAGGAAGATAGAGGACACATCTTCAACGTCGTATTATCCCGACAATGCAGAAAGAGAGGAGGAGACTCTAACGTATTCTGATCCAGACAGGAGACGATAAAAGGAAAGTAAGAAATAAAAGACAAAAGTGGCAAAGATAATAGAGTCATAATTTGGGAAAAAAAATAATGTTCTTTCATTGTAAAGATCAATTTATGTCACTTCCAACCAGTGAGGAGATTGAATCCCTCGTGGATCAACGAATTAAAACATTTCGTCAACCCGACATTCGACAAAGATACTCTGAAGGAGAGAGAAAACAGATGTCAATCGAAGCGGAGATTCTTGAGACGACGTCTATCTGTCCCGTTGAACAACTTAAACACCTTGAAAATACATTCTTCGGAGTCGACACTCGAAAGTTAAAGAATATCTCTCAAAAGGAGTTTTATAATGCAAAGATGATGCTAGCCATAATGTGTCTCACAGACACTGTCATCCATCTTTCTCCGGCAGAAGGGGGAGCTTTCACGTCTCATCAACGAATTCGCCACTGGATCTCACATCTGCGCCGTATTGGAAAGGAATCTGCCTTTGGATATGCCATGGTCGCCTCCTTTGAAGAAGCTAGTGATATGTTTGTCATTAAAGCTCCCCGAGATGATGAAGCCAATCGAGACGCCACTCATGAACTCTTCGTCGGTCTCTTCGGCACAAATCGATTGAGAGAGTATGTTCCCAACTTTGCCTATGTCTATGGTGGATTTCGTTGCTCTCCTCCTCTTATTGATCCGGAAACTCGAGACGTCGTCTCCTGGTGTGGAAGTTCGGGAAAGTCCTATCAATATATCATCTATGAAAACATCTCTCCCTCGATATCTTTTGGTGACTATATTCGTAATGCCACATTTGACCAGTTTCTTGAGAAGTATCTCCAGATCCTCTACGCTCTTCGTCAAGCTCATAAAATTATCGACTTTACACACTACGATCTTCACATGCACAATGTCCTTCTTCGTAAAATTCCCTCTTTCCAGGGAGTCTTTTCAATTCCATATGAGACAGAACGTGGAACGGAATATCTTCTGACGGACGCCATTGCAACTATCATTGACTATGGTCGAGCTCACATTCAGTATAACGATCAACACTTTGGTGTTTGGAATGTTCCGGTTTATTTCATTTATCCCGATCGGAGTTTTCCTCTCTATGACGCATATAAGCTTCTCAATTGGCTTCTCTTTAAGATGATGCAGACGAGAAATCCCACCTTCGACGAGGCATCACGACTCCTCCTCTTCTTCCGACCTCAGGAAAAACCCGAAGACATTGTCCGAAAGCATTCGGACTCCACCTACATTCTCCCTCTGACTCCAGAGATAAGTCAACTTTCTCTTGATGATTTTATCACGTTTATTCGTCAGAACTGGGCAACACCATTTCTTCGAAGTCAGCCGGGATCCGAACCTCTCCTCTCCTGTCAAGGCGAACGTCTGTGTCTGACATATGAGAAAATCATTGAGGAACTCGGTCTTCATCAAGTCCATCCTCCTCGAGACCTCTTTGACTTCTGTGATATGACTGTTATTCTTTCTCGACGAAGACAGTTTAAACTTCTTGAAAGTGTCATCTCTCAGTTTCCCTATCAGCATCATAAGGACCAGGCCCTGAAGAAATTCGGCCAACTCGTCTTCCAAATTTCAACTCGTCTTTCGCAAATTCCCCGTGTTGACATTGTTGGACTTCCTTCTTCCATCCTACTCTCAGAAGCTATAATTAATGCTCATCGAGAGTACGTCCTTCATGTGGCCAAGACTCTCGACCTTATTGAACAACTTGACCTTCTTGTTGACTCTCTCTCGTGTTCAGGTCAGACTGTCTCCGATGTCGACTTGGAGTCTGAACTTCCCCACCTCCGCGAAATCGTAGAAATTCTCTATACCTCTCTCGTTCCGGAACTCAACAAAATTTCAGAAGATATCGATGCCATTAACCATCTTTCGATTCGCCCCGATCCAGACATCTGGTACTGGTCCGGTCTACAATTCTTCCGTTATCTGATGTTTTCCTAATCACTGAAATAAATCTACCCTTCTTAAACAAAGATTTATTTCCTATTTAAATCATGTCACTCGTCCGATCTGATGTTATCTTGGAACGATTCCAATTTGCTCGTTCTCTCGTTTCTTCGATCTGGGACACTTTACAACAAGAAACCGAAAACACAATCCAACGTGAGCAGACTCTCCTCACGTCGCGAACTCTCTGTTGTGTTCCTCAGTTGATGTCTCTTGAATCTCATCGCCCCCGACTTCTGGAAAAACTTCCCTCTCTTGTTCCCGACACCTTTTACAGTCCTGATCTTCTGGCTCTGACCATGTGTCTCGTCGACTCTCTCTTCTACGTGAATCCCGTCACTCCTGGTTGGGCGACGCCTCGAATGAGGCTCCGTCACTGGCTCCGACTCGTTCCAACTCAAGGACTCAATCTCCTTTCCGGATCTCCGAAAGACACGGAGAACTTTTTTCTCGTCCGTCTTATCGATAATGAGTTCCGTTTTATTCATGAAACTTTTATCGGACTCTTTGGAACAAACCAACTTCGAAGAGACATTCCAAACTTTCTTTATGTCTATGGCGGATTCCAGTCCTTCGGTCCTCTCTTTGACTCTTTTCCGAACAAAGTTCTCTTCCGGAATTTCCCCGAAGGACATCCCGTTTTCTATCTTCTTCTTGAAAATGTCTCTCCTCAGGAGACTCTGGAAAGTTACTGTTCGTCCTGTTCCGCCACCCAGTTTTTAGAAGTCTATCTTCAAGTTCTCTACGCCCTCCGATGGGCTCACCGCACGTGTGACTTTACACACTACTCTCTCACACCCAATAATGTCCTCTTATGTCTCTTCTCTTCACATGACAAGAGTTCCCGTTTTTCTCTTCCCTATGAAACGGAAAAAGGACGAGAATACCTCGAAACCGACCGTCTCGCCATTCTCTTTGACTTTCGTAAGTCTCACATTACGTATCAAGGAGAACACTATGGTTACTCCTTGGGAATTGACCAGTTTATCTTTCCTCAACGAAGTTTTCCTCTTCATGATGCCTATCAGCTCCTCTGTTCCTCTCTTGCGGAAATGATGAAAGCCGGAAATCCCGCTCTGTCGGAGTTACGCCGTCTTCTGACCTTCTTTAATAGTGTCGACTCTCTTGAAACCATCCTGACAATGGAAGAACCTCTCGGCTACTCTCTTCCCCTGACTCCCGAGATGACATCGGTTTCTCTTGATCACTTCTTGACGTTTATTCGTCAAGAGTACCCGTGTCCATTTCTTAAAGATCAACCAGGTAAAGTTGTTCTTTCATGTCGGAGTCCCGACATCTGTCTCTCTTCCGACGACATAACTCTTCGAAGACTTAACGTGCCTCTCTCCTTCGGAGGTATCTTTGATCTCTTTGACGAGATGACGCGACTCGTAAATGAAAACCGAACCGAGGAAAGTAATCAGAGACTGAAAACTTTTAACTATTCTCTTGAGAGAACTTCCACTGAAAACTCTCTTCATGAGATGTGCCAGGAGCTCGAGCAACGTCTGACTTCTCTTCGAATTCCCAGGATGATATCAGGATCGATAAATCTCTTTTCGGACACATTCTTGAACACCTATTCAACAGCTGTCTTTTCCGTTTTAGCGGCCTCTGACTTATCTGAGTATATTCGATCGACCCGAAAAGTTCTCAAGTGGGCCGCCTCTCTCTATGAAGATAGTGAAACTCTTTTCCGACTTCAAGAGAAAAAGCGTCAACAGAAGGTTCTGACGAAACGACTTCATCAGGCCATTTCTCTTCTCCAGGATAACCAAAAATACATTAATACTCAGAGAAAAGATCATCTGGAGACTCAAAGAGAGACAGACATCTTTTCGTGGTACTGGACCGATCTTCCAATGTATCTTGAAATCTTGCAACAAGGAAGGTAGAATAAAACTTTTTTTTTTCTTTTGTCGAAAGAACAAAAGCAAACTTTTTTTCCATCATCTATTCAAAACATGGCATGTTCCAGTGTTCAACTCATTGCACATGATTGGAATAATGGTGTTAATGTTTCACCTCTTCGAGGTCCTCTGAACTTCTCAAATGGTCAAGCTCCTCTCGTTCCATTCGCAGGGGCGGACTGGAATAAATATAAAGGCTTTTTCGATTTGTGTCCCGGAAATCAAGGTGAGATTCCCGTTCCCAAAGAACAGGAAATCAACTATAACGAGCCCAAACTCGACTCGCGCTACCGCTCCTGGAAGGACCACTGTGACTATAAGACTTACTGCAAGCTTCGCAAGTTTTTAGACTGGTACCATGTCGCGGGAGAGGATAACTATGATAATCTTAAATCCTACACCTCCTGGAAAAACTCATGCTGGGTCCGTCACTATCAGGACAACTACTATTATAATGACTATGTCTCCTGGAAGCGCTGTTATACCCTTTCTGATCAGGAAATTTGGAAGAAGTGGAAGGCCTGGAAGAAGTACAAAAAGACTGGCTACAAGAAGTACCTCCTCTCCTCTTTTGCCAAGTCGAACCGAAACCGGAAGAGATATAACCGTTTCCGAAAGACGGCCAGTCTCAAAGATTATTGCAAGTTCCGCCGATACTGTGACTGGCTCCTCCACTGTAACCAACTTGGTCTCCCGAAAGACGACCGGAAAGCCTACCAGAAGTGGAAGACGTATAACAATGAGAACTATGCTCATCTCAATGACTTTGCCGGGGAATATAAGATTTGGCGCCAGGAATCGAATGATGATGGCATTCAGAACTGGCTCCTCTGGCAGGAGGAGAAGAAGATGAAAGGACAGTCATACCATTCAACGGAGTCATCCTGTCCTTCATCGACGATAAGTGATATCTCAATGAGCTGTCCTTCCGAGAAACAGAAAGAGAAGTATGGCTACTATCGTAAGTATCCAAAGAATACCTATAAACGTCGCCGCAACTACTAATTCACAACACGAAATAGCTGAACAGTTAACCTGTTCAACTATTTCAAAGATATTCGACTCTCTTCCAGAAAGCTCCTATCTGAAACACACGAACTTGAACCACGATATGAGACTATGACTTGGACCTTCGTGCAGTTAACAGGCGAATCAGGAAAAATCCTCCAAGACCAAGAATTACAAGAATTCCAATAACAACAACGATAAAAATAATAATACCGGCGATATTGCCGAAGAGTGCTCCAAATATCTCATCGAAAATACCTTTTCTCTGAGTTTCGGCTAACTGTCGTAGTAAGTTTTCCAACTCTTGCTGAGCTTTCTGAACATTCGTTGTATTTTGAACACATTCTGACATTGATCGAATCGACTGGTCAAAATCAAAGATAACATTATCAATCGTTGCTCCATCTACAACTTCTATAGGATTAACTTGTTTTTGCAAGACCGACGACACACAGGTACCAGTATAACTGTCTTGAATTTCAGTGGCAAGATTACTCACAATTTCCGAAATATTCTCGGCATCGGCTGACTTCAGACTGAGATTGAGAGATCCAATGATACTCTGAGTTTGTTGATCAATCTGATTCTGAAGCTGTTGCCTAACATCTTGATTGTTTTCAAAGTCTTGAATACATGAAAAATTTGCTACTACTGACTGTCCAGCTCGAATGGTAGAATTTCGTAAGACAGATCCGGCTCCCGCCACTCTAATACTGTTAACCTGCTCCTGAGTTAGAGGGTTAGTACATTTCTGTGCCGCTGTATTCATAACACTCAACAAAGCATTTGTAGTTATTGAAACCCTATTCGTGGCTTCATCTTGTCCCATTTTAAACAGGTCCTCAAAAATTTTCTCCAAAAACAAGTTCTCAAAATCATTCGGAAAAATTTTCCCACTATTCAAATGCTTCGATGTCTACCGTTTCATTGACAGTTCTTCAAGATGCACCCTTTGAATCTTATGTCGCAGGACCTTGTAGTTGTAAAGATAGTCCTTCAACACCTCGCGGAATCTGTGAAAACTCCGATTGGCATTATGAAAATCAGATATGTTGTGGAGGTATTGCCACCTCTCAACCTCTCTGTTCCAAGTTAAACCCCTTAGTATGTCCTGACTTTGGAGGCACGGGACCTGTCTCTTTCGAATGGTACAATCCTGAAATGAATCGTCAAGGTATCGGTTTAACCGGCGTCCCAGTTTCTTGCTCCTATCATGTTAGTCAGTTTTCTTCTCTCGACGATATCGAAAAGTGGCGTGAACTCTCCGGCAGTGAAGAACAACTTCGAGGTGTCATTCTACCATATTTCTGCGCTCAACGAGTCAAGACATGTCGAAATAACTCAATCACAGGTCGTCCCATGCCATCATGTAGTCGTTTTATGTCGACAGAACGTGATGGAGAAATCTGTCGAACCTGGAAAAACGAAAACCCCTTCCTCGCCGACCGTGCTATGACAGATTATTGCACCACTTATCCGAACAGTCTTGACTGTCGATGTCTTCAGAGATCCACAAACCCTGATTTTAACTTGTTAAGTCCTGCTATCTCTGCAAGTCCAGCCTGTTGGTACCGTCCATGTCAAGAACCGGAAAGTCACCTTGTAACGTCCGACTTAGCAAGTCAAGTCTGCTCCAGTGAAGTATGTAATGAAATCTCTCCCATTTTCCAGAAACAGCTCCAATACCGAATCTTTACCGAAAAACGACTCCGAGAGATCACAACATGTTCTCCCACTCTTCGACGTCTCCAAAAACATTCCGGTCTTTCGTCACACTTTTCAGTCCCTCTCTGGATCACCATTTTTCTCGTCCTTCTTATAATTATCCTCATTTCTGGATTGGTTTTTCTTCCTATCAAACAGAAATGAATCTCAACTCCGCCAAAGAAGTCTCCTCTTTTGGAACTTTTAAAATAAATTCCAAAAGATCCTAAGTTTAAAAAAATAGAAAGAGAGTTTTTTTCTCATAATATTATCTTAACTGTTATTAAAATAAAATAATGGCACTCGTTACATTATATCGAGAAACCGGTTATAGTGACAGTAATCCGGTTGTAATTAGATCCCCTGGAGAGTATCCCATAATCGATAATATTGGATTTCCCAATGATAAACTAAAGTCAATCAGAGTCGCTCCAAAAGTCGAAGTTCAACTTTATGAACATTATGAATTTAAAGGTCGTTCCATAATATTAAATGGTCCCACCGAAATATCTGACCTCGGCGCATTAAATTTCAATAATCAAACCAGCAGTATTAAAGTTCTACTACCGTCACTCGTTGACTTATATCCGGGGGAAGAACTTCAGGGCGAAAAAGTTTCCATTTATGAATTTGGACGTTATCCCGTAATCGATGATATCGGATTTCCCAATGATAAACTAAAGTCAATCAGAGTCGCTCCAGGAGTTATCGTTACCCTCTATGAAAATTATAGTTTTCAAGGAGATTCCATGCAAATAGTAGGTCCAATATTATACAATAAACTTGGAAACTTCAACAATAAAACCAGCAGTATTAAAGTTGAACGAATGCCACTCGCTGTATTATATTCGCAAACCGAATTTAGGGGCACACGGCGTCCCATTTATGAATTTGGACATTATCCCGTAATCGATAGAATTGGATTTCCCAATGATGCTCTACAATCAATCAAAGTCGCTCCAGGAGTCAAAGTTGACCTTTATGAAGATTATGAATTTAAAGGAAAGAAATTTACCATAGAGGGTGAATATGAATCTAAAGATCTTCATCCAGTCATCAAAAATCGAATCAGCAGTATTATTGTATCAAGATCAGGTCAAGTCGCTACTATATTCTCGAAACCTATCACTCTCCTTCAAGCTGAACCTCAAACTCCCGCTCTGGGTCTTGACACTCCCTCCCCGGAAGATATTAACTCTTTCTCTCCTCCCTCGAATGATCATGGCATCCCCTGTCTTCCCAACTTCAACTTTAATGGCGCTTGGAAAGATTGTCCCATCGTCATTATCTACACGGATGATAACTTCCGTGGTACCTCCGTCCCTATCACTCAAATCCAAGATATCTCATCCTTTAATGATGTCGGTTTTCCTCTCCGAAGTCTCTCCTCAATTAAGGTTGCCCCCGGTATCACCATCATCCTCTATGAAAATGAAAACTTTGACGGTGCCTCTTTCCGCATTGACGGTCCAGCTCATCTAACCTCCCTTAATGACTTCAATGATCGTGCCAGTAGTGCCCGTATTCTTCCCACATCCAATATTCCTTCCTCCGATACTCCTCCATCTGTTATTCCTCCCTCTGTCATTCCTCCCTCCAATACTCCTCAAAGTCCTAACCCATCAGGAAACAATCTTAACTATCACGTAACTAATAACTGGTTCTGGATATTTATCATTATCCTTATTATCGTTTTCTTAATCCTTCTTCTCGCTCGTCGCTAATCTCCTCCAATTAAAATTTCCAAACAACGTCTCACATGCAAGAAAAATCTTGCACGTGATAGAAAAAATGTCATGCCATGACTCTATACTTCAACTCTGGGAACAACCCAACTTTCAAGGAAAAACATGGTGCTACAACAGTCCCATCTCCCTTCCCCAAATGAATAAGATCGGTTCGTTTAAGATTAATGACGCCAACTTCATCTTAACATTATATGAACGGGAAAACTATCAGGGACGTAAAATGACCGCTCTTGGAAAATGCGACATAAACAATGTGCCAGACTCCTTTCAAGGAAGTTTCCAATTCCGACATCTTAAGAACTTGACTCCCTCTTCCAACCACCACTATTCCATAACAAGTCCCTGTATGGTGATACTTTTAGTTCTTTTCGTTGGAATTATCATATCTTGGATAATGTTGACATAAATATTTACGATATCTAAAATAGACTCTTTCTTTATGACTAGTTTAAGTGAAAGGGACTGTATGTTTGAATCAATATTGAAAATGCCCACTTCTACATGTAATACGTTCTGTAATAATAATCCGTCCAATATATATTGTCAGTCACGTTATGCCAAATTTTGTGCAATAAAGCTCTCTTCCGCATGTGCAAGTTTTTGTAATGATAATCCTTCAAATCCAGGTTGTCAAGAGGTGTCTCGAAACATTGTAGCATGTTATGGTAGTCTAGCCATATTTTATGAAGGTGACAATCGAGCTGGAAAGGCATATAGCATTAATTATGCAGGCCAAATCACAAGACTCCCTGAAATCGGAATTCCAGATAACAAAATTAAATCGATATGTATCGGTCCCAATGTAAATATCACTGTGTATGAAGACTACGAATACAAAGGTGAATCAAAGTCTTTCTCCGGAGGATCAAGTGGTAGAACTATCACCTCATCTGACCTTGGGAAAATTAGTGGCAAATTGAGTAGCTATCGACTGAGTGCACCTGGAACTCCTATCGTTACCATACATTCTGAGCCATTCGGTGATGATACCCCCGACAGTACTATCGAATTCCGAGGGCCGGCTTCATTTCCAAAGCTTGGTACTCCTGCTTATCCCTTCCCCGAAAACTGGGCTTCGGCAATTCGCGTTTCCCCGGGTTATTCGGTAGTCCTCTTCTCAAAGGAAGAGTATGATGGAGATCAATATGTCGTCAATGGCGGAACACAAGGACAAACAATTCCTAATCTTAAGGACGTCGGTTGGGATGACCGCCTTTCAAGTCTTCGTGTTGAGCGGGCGGGAATAGCTTCTCTCGAGGGTAACCTGGCCCGTTTCTGGGTCGATGATAACTTCCAAGGAGGTTTTAATGTTAACGGACGGACACAACCTTACCTCAGTATACCCTCTCCTCGTAACATCCCGGATTTCCGAGATGGCCAAAGTGGTTTCCCCAATGATTGGCTTACCTCTCTCATGGTTGCACCTAATGCTATTGTCACACTTTATGAACACCCAAATTACTCAGGAAGAACCGTGACCTTTTCCGGTGGTTCAAATGGTCTAAGCATCCCCGACCTTCGACAATATGATTTTAATGACCTCATGTCCAGTGCTAAGATCCTCGGTCCTCCCATTCCTAATCTATCCGGACAAACTGTCAGTGGTACTATTCCAAACTGCAATGCGTCAAACCGAACCACATGTAATAACGGCCTCGATCCAAGCGTCTGTCCCAATATCGGTGGAACTCATCCTCTCGCTATTGAGTGGGATGACCCAAATTCGTATAAGACTACCAAAAATACGGGCTCCTTCTTAGTTAAATGTACGTATGATCGAAACCAGTTCCAAAAACCTGAAGACATCAAGACATGGCTCAACACTCCATGGAACAATAAAGACAAAACCATTGCCAGTTACGACTCCATTATTATGCCCTATTTCTGTTCTCAGACCTCCACCAATTGCCCACCTTATCCTAATATCGGCGCCACGGGCCCCACTGGTATCTGTTCTCGTTTCGTCGCCACGGATGGATACGGTGAAGTCTGTCGTACCTGGGTTCAACAGGCCCGTGCTAGAAAAACTGTGGGCAATGTTAACGCAGCCATGGACAACTACTGCTCAAAATTTCCAGACAATCCTGACTGTGGATGTCTTCAACGAGTTCGAAATCCAGTATATAAGTTAAGTAAAACTGGCGTATCAAATACCAATCCCGGTTCCGACGCCTGTTGGTGGAAACCGTGTCAAATTGAATCCCTATATCTTATCACAGATACCTACATTGAGGGCCTGAAACATTGTAATATCCAACTTTGTCAACAAGTCTCAGATATCGTCTCACAAAAAGGAGGTAAAATCGAAAACACTGTCTTTCAACAAGCCATCAACTGTAACTTCGATCAAGGACGTCCTCCAGATGGACCCCCACTTCCACCTCCCCGTCCTCCTTCAACTCCTTCAACTCCTTCAACGACAGGTTTCTCTATCTGGCCCACACTCCTAATTATCGGAATCCTCTTCTTCCTCGCTCTCGTCGGTCTCGGAATCTTCCTCTTTATCCGTTTCCGACGCCGCCGTCAACGTTAATTTAAAACTTCCATTCCTTTCACTTAATCTTCCCAAGTTATCCATTTCTTTTTTTTTCTTCTTCTTTTAAAAATGCCGTGTTGTCCAACCGATTCGTCTATTAAACCAATTGAACGATCCTTCGAAGCCCTCCTCTCCTTTGAACAAGTTCTCATTCCCTCCGGAACCGCTTTCATCCCTTTCTCCCAAGTCCAAACCGCCCCTCTCCCTCGAATTCTCGGTCGCTTCCGTATCAAGTTCAGTCGAGACTTCTCCTTCGCTCGATATCGTCTCGAAGTCTTCGGACTCCCCCTCTCTTCCGTCCCCGGAAGTCTCTTCGTCACCAGTGCTGGACTCTTCGCCGGACGTCCCTTCCAAAATGGCCCCCTCATTGTCCCTCTCTTTAACGCCGGAGCACCCCTCACTTCTGGACTCCCCGGCGTCACTCCCATCGTCGCTCAAGTCACGTCCAATGGCGTCATCTCCCAAGGAACTCTCACCAATACTAACATTAACCCCGTCACCTCCCCCAATGGTCAGGCCGCTTTTAACACCATCGCAAGCCTTCTCGATGGCATCCGCCGTGGTGAAGTCTACTGTCAAATCTTCGGAACTAACGCCTTCTCCCAAGGTCTCGCCCGTGGTCAACTCCTTGCCCGTGACACCACCGCTTAATTCCCATTCCAAATTCCTTCAACTCAACATCCTTCTCATTATCTCTATTGAAATCTTTAATTCTATTCTTCGGAAGAAGAATAGAATCCTGTCATCTTTTCAGTTAAAATTTCGATCAACATCTGGACCTCATCAGTCTTGACCACAGAGGAAGGAGTCACCTATCTGTACAACGCGATATTAAGCGTTATCGCTTTGGGAAAACCCCTCAAACTCGTAATATCCATCACGACTAACAAAGATCTGAACCTCATTTTAAATCTTCTCCATCTAGCAAAGGAACTGTACCATATCGACTCCGAAGTCATTCTCCGAGATAAACCTCTGTCTCAATTCCAACACATCGAACTCTTAACCCAAGAACAACCCCTCTCCGACAATGATTGGGTCATCTTTCTCGACGACGATGACATGCTTCTTCCACATATCCTTGACTTCCTCTCTCCCAACATCAATGGCTTTGTTGGATATCAATTCATCCCCTTAGACAAAGAAACCGAAGAAATCTTACCTGGAAGTATTAACCTATCTTACAAAGATCTTCTTCCATTTATCCGGACCAATATTTCTCGAATGATCTTTGCGGATGACTTCTCGGGAACAACAATACGATTCGGATATCTTAAGAAGTTCTTCGAAAGTGCAACCTGGCGTCGAACTAAGACTCCAACAAGTAAATCCCATACCAGTACAAGTGAATTACATACCAAGATGAGTGAACTCGAAGCCAGAATAAGTCAAATCATCGAACCCCTATCCGACACCAAACTTATGTCCTTCCTCGAAAAGGAAGTCCCCAACACTCCTAAACTCTATGAAGACCCCTCCATAATGCCCTTCGTCTATCATCGCATTAAAGGACACCCCTCACTTTGGCAACTGCAAACCGGTATCTATTAGTTATATAATTTCCTCGACCTCTGTGAAAATCGAATCCATTCTTGTTGATATTTATCTGTTTATCTTAGCTGGTTACTATTGACATTAATCATCTATTTCCAGAAATACGATTTGAATATTTATTTCTGGAAATACGACTCTCATTTCTATTTCCAGAATACGATTTCGATATTATTCATGCTGATACGACTCTCATTTCTATCAACACTGATATCAATCCAAAATCTATCAATGTTGATATGTATTGGATCTTTATTCATGTTGATACGACTCTCATTTCTTTCTATTTCCACGAATATGTATTGAATATTTATCAACACTGATATGTATTGGATATTTATCAATGCTGATACGACTCCAATTTCTATCTCCACGAATATGTATTGAATATTTATCAACATTGATATGACTCCAATTTCTATCAACAGTGATATCTTTTGGATATCTATCAACAGTGATATCTTTTGGATATCTATCAACAGTGATATCTTTTGGATATCTATCAATGCTGATAAGCCTCCAATTTCTATCAACTTGATATGACTCCAATCTATCAACTTGATATGACTCCAATTTCTATCAACATTGATATGACTCTAATTTCTATCAACTTGATATGACTCCAATTTCTATCAACATTGATATGACTCCAATTTCTATCAACTTGATATGACTCCAATTTCTATCAACATTGATATCTTTTGGATATCTATCAATGCTGATAAGCCTCCAATTTCTATCAACTTGATACATTTTGGATATCTATCAACATTG